GTCTTCGTAGGAGCGGGTCTGGCACTGGCACTCCACAAGAGCCGTGCTGCCCTTTCGGAAATACTGGCAAACGAACTCTGCCGTTTTACGCCATGCCACGAAATTCAGCCAATCGGTAGCCCGCCGGCCATCCTGACCGACATTGTCCCGGTCAACGGCCATGCGAAAACTGGCAACTGTCAAGCCGCTCTGTGTGGTCCGCATTTCAGGATCAGCGGCGAAGCGGCCCTGAAATGTGCAATTATTCAGCATCGGTGTCCTCCTGCTTGGTAATCAGCTCCGGATGAACTGCAAGCATCAAATCCAGCACAAAGTTACCAATGTCATAAACGCTGCCGCCTGCACCCTTGTGATAAATGAGGCTGAGTTCGGCCTGCTTCTGGATCAGTTCCTTGTACTCCTCAACCGGGATAGCGATGGTCTGGACGTTCAAATCTTCCATAACTGGTTCCTTTCTTCTCGCATGATGCGGACCACCTTGCGGCAC